CTACACCCCCAACGAACTCAACCTCAAGCAGCACTCCCGGAAGGTGGTGGAAGAGGCGTTCATCAAGGGTGCTGGCGTGTGGTGGCATGAGCTGTACCAGCCCCCTGGCGGGCAGGTGCGCTTCGCAGGGTCGTTCTACGACACAATCGACAATCTGGTGTGGGATCCCGACGCCGACGAGTATGAGGACATCCGCTGGGCAGCCCGCAAGCGGACCCAGCCTATCGATGAGGTGGCGGCCAAGTTTGGCCTGGACCGCGAGGATCTCAAGGGCCACCTGGAGTCCTATTCCTCCCGAGCTGATGAGGGAATCCGCGGCTACGAATACAAGCGCAAGAACGGCAAGACGAACGACCTGATCACCTACTGGGAGATTTACTCCAAGACCGGGTTCGGTGATCGGCTCAAGGATTCCGACAAGGATCTCCGCGGCAAGTTCGACGCCCTTGGGCCCAACTGCTACCTCGTCGTTGCGGAAGGCATCGAATACCCGCTCAACATCCCGCCCTCCATGCTCCAGGAGGAAGTGGACGAGAGTGGTGTTCCTCCGACGATGTTCATGGCCGCCCAGTGGCCGGCTCCCTTCTGGGCAGAGCCGGCCGGCTGGCCGTTCACTCTCCTGGCGTGGCACGGTGCGCCTGGATACTCCTGGCCGATCAGTCTCATCAAACCCGGGATCGGGGAGCTTCGATTCATCAATTGGGGGATGAGCTTCCTTGCCACGCGCATTGCCACCAGCTCGCAGACACTCATTGGTGTGGCCAAGGCGGCGGATCCTGACCTGAAGGCGAAGATCCTGGAGCGAAGCGAGGGCGGATTCAACATCGTAGAAATCTCCGAGGCCGTTGGTCGTTCGGTGAACGATGTGATCTCGGTCTTCCAGATGCCTGGGGTAACCCAGGACATGTACAACATCATCTCCGAGGTCACCAATCTCTTTGATCGAAGAGTTGGTCTGACCGAGCTGATTTACGGCATGACCAGGGCGTCCTTCAGGAGTGCCGCAGAGGCGGCCGTGAAGAGCGAGCAGATTTCGGTCAGGCCGGACGATTACGCAAATACGTTGGAAGACGCTCTGTCCGAGGTCTCTCGCAAGGAGGCCCTCCTGGCGCGGTGGCTTGTGTACCCGCAGGACGTTGCTCCGCTCCTGGGCAACATGGCGGCGCAGGCGTGGCAGATGCATGTCCAGGCCGAAGACCCCGAGTCCGTGGTGCGAGAGTACAGCTACCGCGTCGAAGCCGGCAGCAGCCGCAAGCCGAACATCGCCACCAAGACCGAGAACCTCAACACGTTCATGCAGGTCATCATGCCTGTAGCCCAAGGGCTGCTCCAGGCCGGACAGCCCGATCTGTTCAACGGCGTGATGACGCAGTGGGGCAAGGTCAACCAGATGGATGTGTCGGAGTTTATGGTTCCAACCCCACCCCCACCGGCACCCCCGCCGCAAGAGGCTCCCCCAGCATGAAGCTCCCGCTTGAGATCGAACAGGCCCGGCCAGAAGTTAGGGCTCACTACAAGAAGATGATCGCTGCCGGCCAGTCGGAGCGCTTTGCTGCGATGTGCGCCCTTCAGATCGCCCCCGGCACCAAGGGGACCGACCGGGCGTTCCTGGAGGGTCGGCAGAACAACCAGCAGCTGGACGCGCTGCCAAAGCTCCAGGCCAACTACATGGTCCAGGAAGCCAAGTCGGCTGGGATCAACATCTCCGGCAAGTACTACTGCGCCGGCATCGCGGACAAGCGCGGCTGGCGCGACCCCGCTGCGTGGGTGACAAGCAACGATGACGTTCTCCGCGTGGCCAAGGCCCGCCGGATGAGCGTGTCGGGGAGCGTCAACTACGACCCGGGCCCTGCGCCCCGACAGACCACGGTGCTTTCCGAGTCCATCATCAAGGATGAGATGCGGAAGGCGCTGAAAACCAACCCGCGCGCCAAGAAGGGCGAGCTGCGGGAGAAGATTATTGAGAAGCATGCCTACAAGTTGAAGGGGAGGACATGAACGACATTGCTCGGCACTATTCGTCAGTCGTTATTACGGCCAATTCCACCGCGGCCACCACGGCCGGGAGCATTCCGTTTGGGCCGTTTGCCGGCGGCGTGGTGATGGTGGCCAACACCGGGGGCGGAACTCGCATCAACTGGCACGGCACCGTCCACCCGACCGTGACCCCGACGCAGATTTACGCCGATGGCTCGGCCGTGACTTCCTGCCTCACCGTGGGATGCATTGGCATCCCGGACGGGTGTTTCGCCATGCCCTACGTTGTGCCCGTCATCGTCGGCGGCACCACCTGCGCCATGACGGCCGTCCTGAAGGGCTGACGCCGATGCCGATGAACCCGCGATTATTGAGGCCGCTATCGAAACTCATGGGGGGAGTTTCAATGTGGCTTGCAAGCCTTTTCAACCCCACCTACTGGCACTGGAGTGAATGATGCCCGCACCGAACCTGTTCCGGCCCAGCAACGTCGAAGCGAAGAACGCAAAGGCGGCGATCACCACTAGCGCCACAGCCCTGGTGTCCAACCCGGCCGCCAGCGGTAAGTGCTTTCGCGTGGTGTCGCTTTACATCGCCAATGTCGATGGCGTAGTCGCGGCTGCTGCGACGGTGGATGTGTTTGATGGCACCACCGCACGCCACCTCGCCAAGACCGTAACCGTGCCAGCCGATGCCACGCTGACTTGCATTACACGGGACGATGCGGTGTATCTCATGGAGGGCGATAGCCTGCGTGTAGCGGCAAGCGAGGCCAGTGATCTTGAGGCCGTCGCCAGCTACGAGGAGATTTCGTAATGAGTCGCCAGGACGGATCGTACATCGGACCCCGCCCAGCCGGCCCCTCTCTCACGCAGGCGTCTGGAATCTGGGGCCTGCGGTCTGCCCAGCGATTGAAGGCTGCCAACCTGTGGCCCGCTCTCGGCGTGCCGATTGAATACTGCATTGTTGGAGGAGGCGGTTGCGGCGGGCACTACGCGGGCGGCGGAGGCGGTGGTGGAGGATTTCTAACTGGGATGAGCCTTGCCCCTGGCGGAATTGCATTAGTTGTTACCGTTGGCGCTGGCGGAGCGACACTGGGGTCAGCGGAAGGAGGCCCGCCCGGCGACAGCGGCTCCGCCTCGTCTGTTGATGCGTTGGTGGCAGGTAGCGGAGCCGGCGGCGGCGGGATCAACGCAAGCAACGACACTGGCTACCGTTACGGAGGCGCCAGCGGCAGCCCGCAGAGCAACGCCGGTGGAGCCGGAGAGTCTGCTCAGATGTGGGCTGGCGGAGGTGGTGGGGCTGGTGGGGTTGGCCTTAGCGGAGAATTGGCATCCCCAGACGGGGGGCCGGGTCTGTTGTTCTACGGGACATACTACGGCGGCGGTGGCGGCGGAGGCGGACTCTCAGATGAAACATACGACCCTGGCTCTGGCGGAACCGGAGGCGGTGGCGATGGGGAAAATGACGGCCCTGGGGATGCTGGGGCTGCAAATTCTGGTGGCGGCGGGGGCGGCGGTGGTGCCACCGACAACAGCAACGTCGGCGGCGCTGGTGGGTCGGGCGTTGTTGTGATCCGCAGTGCTGTTGCCGCCGCGAGCACTACGGGGAGTCCGACAGTCACAACCGCCAGCGGCTTCACCGTATACACATTTACTGGCAGCGGGAGCATCACGTTCTAATGGCGCACTTTGCCGAGCTGGATGAAAACAACGTAGTGACTCGCGTGCTTGTCGTCGCCAACGCAGAGCTGCTTGAGGGCGGCGTTGAGAGCGAGAGCAAGGGCGTTGCATTCTTGGCGAGCTTGTACGGACACGGGCGGTGGAAGCAAACGTCATACAACGCGAACGGCAATCCGGCGAAGCGATTCCGCTACGCTGGGGTTGGCTACACCTTTGACGCTGGCCGCAACGCTTTCCTGGCCCCGAAGCCATACCCGTCTTGGATTCTCAATGAAGCCACCTGCGCCTGGAAGGCTCCAGTGCAACGCCCGGCATCGGGTGGGCCGTATCGCTGGGATGAGGCTGGCGGGGCATGGGTGCAGGCTGCTGCCACTTGAGCCGACAGAGTGACGCTACACCCACACGGCAATGACATGGCGCAGCAATGGGCCCCTGGGCGACATGACAGAATCCGAACAGCGTGACGCATGCTGACCTACTTTGACCTCATCGAATCCCTGATCACGGCATCGTTCGGCGGGCCGCAGGACGCCGAGCAGCGAGACATCCGGTCTGCCATTCACAAAGCGTACGACGAGGTCACCTCGGTGCGGGACTGGTCCTGCTATCAGGTGCATGGCCGCGTCATCACGGACCCGCCGTATTCGACGGGCACGGTCTCGTTTAGCACATCGACCAACCAGCTCACCCTGACCGGCGGCACTTGGCCAACATGGGCCGTCTACGGGCATGTCCGCATAGGCACGCGCATCGCCGCGGTATCGGAGCGCACCTCCAGCACGGTCCTGACGCTAGATCCCGCAGTCACGTTCCCGGAGACCCTGACAGCGCAGCCGTACACGTTCTATCGCACGCTGTACCCGATGCCGTCAGACTTCAGGAACCTGGACGAGCCGTCCTCGGAATACAACTGGTGGAGCGGTCTCTACATTACGCCAGATCAGGCGATGAAGCTGGAGCGGATTTGGAAAGCCACGGGCGCTCCGTACAACTGGACGATCTTGCAACTCAATGGCCAGTGGGTGATGAAGCTCATTGGCTACCCGATCAAGACCGAGACGGTCGACTTCACCTATCGCAGGCTGCCCAGGTCGCTGCGGTACTCCGGCCATGAGGCGAACTCCCGGGCTGGGACCATTGCTCGCTCGGGAACGACCGTCACCCTGTCTGGGGCTACCACGTTCGTTGCTGGCTTTGATGGCGCAGTCCTCCGGGTCGGTGACACAACTAACTTCCCCGGGCCGATTGAGTCTCTGACTCCGTATGCCTCGGAGTCCATCATCACCTCGGTGACCAGCTCCACGGCCCTGGAGACACAGGTCTCGGGCACAATAGCCGGCAGTGCGAAGTACCTCATCACAGACCCCATCGACATCGCGCCTCATATGGGAGCGGTTATGGATGCGGCGTGCCAGTACTTCCTGGCCAGGATTCGGAAGTCTGGTGAAGACAAGGCGCTCCAGATGTACCAGCGCGATCTCCGCATGGCCCTGGAACGCGACCAACTGGCTCCGCTCTCGGGGCGCAGTCGGCAGATTTACCATGACGGCGGGTGGCGCAGCCCGCTCAAGGTGGACCGCGGCGTATGATCATCATTGAGAAGTGGGCCGGGCTTGCCACTAACGCCGGGCAGTACTCACTGCCCCCAGGCGCTGCGGTGACCCAGGTCAACCTGCAAGTACTCACCCCCGGTCAGCTCACAGTGCGCCCGGGGATGAACGCGGTGTCGTTCGCCTCCAGCGAGTCGGCAACCCTGCCGATCATTGCGTCTTTCCGACAGTCTCGCGGCGTAGAGATTGTTCTGTTCCAAGACTCCGCCGGCAGAGTTCTCTCAGCTGGAGGGCCGACTTGAGCGTCCTGACCACGCGAACAACTGGCGGCATCAATACCGTCACCTTGGTCAGCGGAGGATCCGGCTACACGGCGCCCCCAACCGTATCTTTTGGCAGCGGCACTGGCGTGGCCATCATGGCCGGCACGCGCGTCTCTGGCATAGCGATTATCTCCGCTGGGACAGGGAACACTTCCGCCCAGACCATCTCCTTCACTGGTGGCGGCGGAACCGGGGCTGCCGGAACGGCCTACGCCTTTGCTGGTTCGACCGTGAGGCCAATGTGCTTCTTCCGGGATCGCAAGGACTGGCTCTACGGCGTTGATGGCATGGGCAGGGGGATACGCATTTCTCCTGACGCCACTACCAGCGTGCCGCTTGGGATTCATCCGCCGAGTGTTGGGCCAGTTGCGACAACGTCCTCAACGACTGGTGCAGGCCGGGTGACGGCGGTCCAGATCATCAACAGCGGCGTGGGCTATAGCTCGGCGCCCGAAGTGCAATTTTCTGGCGGCACACCATCTCGCCCCGCCACGGCCGTGGCAACGGTCTTCAACGGTCGGGTCACCGCCGTCCGCGTGCAGGACTCGGGTGCCGGGTATCTCACAACGCCAACCGTCACCATGTCTGGCGGCATGGCCAACGCGGCTGCCTTCAGCCTCGGCGTGGCTGGGAAGGTGGCTAGCGTTGACATCACCAGTCACGGGTCTGGCTACACCTCCAACGCCACCACCAATCCGACCATTCAGTTCTCAACGGGCCAGGGCCTGACGGGCGTGGCCGCGGTGGTGAACGTGGATCAGCTTGGCCGCGTGGATGGCATCCGCATCCTGTCGGGCGGGACGGGAGCCACAACGACCGGCGTGACGGCGACCATTGTCGGTGGCGGCGGGACGGGCGCCGTGGTGGGCGTGCAGATGCAGTACGCGGTGAACGCCGTGACGGTCTCGGCTAGCGGGCAGGGATTCAAGGTTGCGCCGGTGCTGACATTTACCGCGGCCACGGACGATGCCAGCGGTCGCGGCGCCTCCGCCGTGGCGACCGTTAACAGTACCGGCAACATCAGTGCTGTGACCGTCATCAGCGGCGGGCAGTACTCCAAGCCGCCAACGTGCGCAGTCGCAGACACCACGGCCAAGGCGCAGGCCACAATGGCCAAGTCTATGGCCGGGGCGTACAGGTGCTGCATCCGATTTACGGACAGCACAGAGGAGTCCATGGGCGGGCCGATCCCGTCTTCCATCTCGGAGTTAGTTGAGGTCGATAGCGCGGCCGGGGCCGGAACATTTACGTGGGCACTTCCGGCCACAGCCTTAGACGCCCGGGTGACGCACGTTGAGCTGTGGCGAACGACCGCCGACCAGTC